CTATTTCTTCTAATCCGATTTCAAGCCTAGCTTCATTAGGTGTAATTATACCTTCCTTAACGTCTTCTCTGGCTTCCTTTCGTCGTTCCGTTGGACTTGGATTAAGCGCTTCAATTTCCGACTTGTTTACTCTTAGCCCGAAATTACCAAACTTCGATAAAAATTGCCTATCGTATGAACTGGCTATCTTGCTGAACATTGGAATAAATACCTCTGTAGCTGCTTCTTTCTTTGCTTCTTTGATGTTGTTATACGTTGCGCTTGCGTTGTCATTAACAAGTACTGAAGGAAAACCCCATATTGCGGAAAGTTCGCGGATCAATTGAGTTTTATTTTCAATTGTCTGCATATCGGTTGATGATGCGTTAAGCTGCTGAACGTTAACTGGAGAGCTAATAACGTGCATTCTGTTTGATTTATGCGCTCCACCTATTACCCGATTCAATGCCTTTTGGAGAAATGATTGGTCACTTGGTTTAAGGCTTTGACCGTCTGAACCGCCTCCACTTACTAAAGCGGAAACACCTCTATTTTCAAAGTATTCGCTTAGGGCAACTTCGATATTATTGGATGCATTTAATAGATTTTGTGCTGCTTGAAGTGGGCTTAATCCGTTGCGCGTTTGCAAACCGTCAATTGATGGGTTATTCATTGCCACGTGCATCACTGAATCTGGAAGTAGTGGCTTACTTGCTATCCCATCGTTGAAATGGTAGCTTGAAATCTCGCTAATTATGCTCTGGCTGGTTGTCTTTATCTCCATTGATTGAGGAGGTAAAACTAACTGCCGGCCACCCATAAAGCCAATACTATTAACGTCGTTGTAAATATAGCATTCACCAGTTAACGCGTAAAAAGTGGTTAGCTGCTCCCAAAATTCAATGAAGGATTGATCTTTATTTGGTGTAAATACAAAGTCGTAAGCCTCGCCCGAAGTGATTTCTTCACCTGTTGCTTTGTCGTATAGTTCAACGGGTAACGTAGATACTCCCGTGCTAATTCGTTTGATGATGGTGTAAACAACTGCGGAACACAAATAACCGTTCTTAATAGCGTCCTCATCGCTGATGGCGTTACTGTTTAGGCTTGAGCCTATCTTAAAGAACTCATCCGTAAATGATGCCGTTTGCCTTCTTAACTCTCTACCGATATCATTAAACGCCATATTAAACAGTTTTGGCAAAATTAACCAAAAAAAATGTAATAGTTATTTCAGTTATGATATGGAATAAATTTGATTAAGACTAAGTTATTTAGCATTAGAAGTTAGTGAGAATTTTGTTTGCCCCATATCCGAATGTGTAAATTTATATTCTAAACTACATTTATCGCAGTTAAAAATATCAACCCAACCATTATTTTCTGATCTTGTTTTTATAAGACTTCCCTCATTACATTCGATGCATTTTTTTGAGTTAGAAGTCCATTTAGTTTTAACGTCTTTTAGTGTGTATGATTTCATAATTTACATTTGTTTTTTAGTTAATTTAAAAGAATCTAAAAATAAATATAAGTAATGTGAGTGGCTGGAGTCGAACCAACAAGTCTTTGCGTGTCACTCGCACCTACCGACTACTCTTGGAGTGAGATAGCGTTTACCGTTGCGCCACACCCACATACTCATATTCAAATCATTACATTTCTTTTTTAGTTAATTCAAAACCTTTTGATGTATAGGTGTTAACTCCTTTTCCTTTGGTTTGTTTCGCGTAGTTGTAGTTAATCCCAGCCAATTCACACGCTTGTTTAAATGATCGCACCTCCGTTTGCATTCCTGTTGCAATGTTCGTTAGTTTCCAATATGATATTTTAGGCATTGTCTTGAAGTTTTAGACTGCTAAAGTAATACTTTTTAGATAGTATTAGTATTATTATTGTACTTTTTTACGGTTAAAAAGTATTATTCTCTACATATTCCATAGATGCCATTGGGTGTAGGCATAACGTAAAGCATCAATGATATGGTTATCTGCGTCTTTTGGTATCTCAGCGCGTTTGTCGTTCCAAACGTAACTATTCAGCTCTTTTTCTAGGTCTGGGCTATCATCTACAACGATTAGATACTCCTGGAGCCATCGCAAACCCTGCACTATTCCGCCTTTTTTGTAGCATTTTACCGCATTAAAGTTGGCCCTTCTTAACTGGTCAATGTTTAAAGGCTCGGCATTATCGCAAACAATGAAATCATCTGGCTTAATATTATTCTCGCAAAAAGTTAGGATTTCAGGCATTGCGATATTCGTACCGTATAGCATTTGCTTTGCATAGATAATTTTCTTATCCCTATCAACCGCAATTTTAACTATTGCCATTGGGTGTGTCCAGCCCCAATCAAGGCCGTACATGAATACTAATTCGTCGTTGAATTTACCTCTATTCCAATTGGTAAATATTTGTCCTTCTGCGCCTCCCGTCATACCCAGACCGTAAACCTTCCACTTATTAGCAAAGAATTTATTCTTGATGTTGGCCGTACTGAATAGGTCCTTTTTGTTTTGATCAAAAAAACCGCGCTCTAGGTAGCTTAATAGATTTCTCTTTTCTTCTTCTGGAATAAATTCATTGTCCAAAAACGTTAATGCAATGAAGTTTTCTTTGGTTACATAATCATGCGCCCAAAATTCTGAATCACTGTTAAAATCAATGATTGTTTTCTTGGCTCTTAAAGAAATATCTACATACTTTTCATGGGTTATCTTATTAGCCTCATTGATATAGATTAAATCGCGCCTTCTACCTTTTCCAATGTCGGCTTTATCCAGACCAATAAATTCAATAAAGCCAGTAACCCCGCGATTAAACGTAAACCTTGATTTATTTTCATTCCACCTTCCACTGTACCAAAGTCCGTAATCAATTAATATTTTCTTAAAATCATCAAATGCGGTATCCATTAACTTAGTCCGCTCGAAGGAGCAAATAGTTATTTCTTTATTAGGATTCTGGTTAAACCAGTCAATAATAAGCATCTCAATGCCTATTGTCTTTCCAGCACCTCCACCGCCTTGAATGATCGCTAAATCATCAACTGACTTGACTAATTTGGAAATCTTTTTAAGCGCTACAGTAGGCTTATAGTCGTAGGTGTACTTCATTACAGACTATCATCACCAAAAATAGGTGCAGGCTTGCTAATAGTTATTTCGGAATTATCTTTTAGTCCTAAATCCCTAGCTATTATGCTCGCATTGAACGCTCCAACTGAAGCACCTTCAAGTTTTTGAGTGTAAATAACATCCTCTACACGTGTGATGACCCCAAAAAAATCTTTCTTTTCTTTATAGTTAAACCACGTGCCCTCTACAATATCAAGGAAGATATATAGCCCTGTTTTCGTGTATGGTGTTGTTTGGTCTACTATGCACCTCTCAGCATCTTTTCCATGAAATTCTACTTTCTCCCATTTCCGCTTATCCGTAGCCTCGAAATATTCTAGTGAGGCTTCCCATAGTTGCTCTGGTGTTTCAAACTTTGGATTTCTTCCGTGTGAGCTTCTTAGCCTCCACCATTCGTTGCCTTTTGTTGCTCCCATTACTTGCATCTTTTATGAAGCGTTCTTTTTGCTTCTATTGGTGTACCGTTTACTATGAACGTACCATACTCAGGACTATCGACTATTCTTTCTATTGCCTTGTCTCCGCATTCTAGTTTAGTCTCCAGATCAACCGTTTCAATGTTAAATCCGTGTTTGTAATGATAGTAATAAGTACAATCATAGCATTTCTCCGGTCCTTTCTTCTTGCAGCTGGTAAACAGTATTGAACCTATTGCAGCGATGATTACAATCGTTACAAATGTTGCAACCGCTTTGGTAAGCCTTTTGTTAACTAAGTCCATTACTCTGTTCATTTCGTTAAATTGTTGTTCTTTCATAATGTCAAATTTAGTTATAAATTTATTAGTGTTTTTTTGTTTAGTCTATTAGCGTGCAATTAAAACCACCTGTTATTTTTTGAAATTCTTTTTCAGTTATAAATCTAATGTCTTTTACTTTTACTGGTTTTGACCATACGCAATAACTATCAAGGCTCATCATAGCCACCTTAGATTCTCCAACCGCGCAAAGCATATTCGTTGAATCTCCAAAAGTAAAATACTGACCTATGCTGTAGGTTCTTTCATCCTCTATGCCGTTAGCAATTACCGCTAATGCTTTGATTTCCTTCTTCAGCTTTTTTACACTCAGCTTGAATTTATTTAGTAATATTTTATTCTCGTTGATGTGCTGTGCTGCTTCTTGTTTTGTCATTTCGTTTAGTTTAGTATTTCGTTTAGTGTTTCGTTTGCGTTTTTTATTGCTTCTGATTTAAATTTATATGCGTATAATCCTATCCCAAAAGAATAAAAAAAATCTTGATAAACGCCCCATTTCATAGAGTCGGGCAATGACTCAAATGCAAAGCTCTGAAGGACTTCCTCATAGTCTTGGTAGTTCTCCCCTCTCACGAGCCATGTATTAAAATCTTGTTTTGCTTTTCCTGTTAATTTCATTTCGTTTTTATTAGAATTATTTAGGTAAAAATTGGTTAAGTTTAAAAAAGAAATTCTTATATTTTATTGTCTCGTGCTCCTGTTCTTTAATTTGACTTTCTTGTTTTTCGATATAGTATTTTATTAACGCTTCTTTTTCGTTTTCTTCGTCTAATTCTTCAACTATTTTCTTAGCATCCAAATATTTGTAGTCTGGTGTACAGATCATAATTTCGTTTTATTTAGTTCTTGTTCAATTTTACAGTGATTGCAATCTTCTGTAGTTATTTCAGATTTGCATTTTTCGCATTCAAATGTTGCTTTTATTTCGCTCATTTCGTTTTATTTAGTTATTTCTTTAGTTCCAGCTGCTCGATTTTCAACTTAGTAGTGTCAACCGTTTTGGTTTTGGTTTTGGATCGTTTGTTTAATTCGCTGCCGTAGTTTAGACCTGCTATTTTGCAAGCTGTTTTAAAGGTCTTGCACTCTTTACTTTCTCCGCTTTCCTTGAATGTTATTTTGTGGTATTTCATTTTAGTATTTAATGGGGGCTTTTACACCCCCGTTTTTATTTTAGTTTATTAGTAGCCCATTTTTTAGAAGCGTTTATGCTTGAATAAGTTTTTGACTCTAAAACCTGTTCTTGTCCGTTATAAATTTGGACATACATACAAATAAAAGATTTAGCTTCATTATTTGTAATGTTTACCGCTTTTGTTCCTGTTGTGTTTGTTATAGTTGTCATTTCGTTTTGTTTTAGAAGTCAAATATACTCCTTTTATTATATAAACAACCCTTTTAATAATATTTATTTAGATTTTATTATCTAAACCCGTTGGAAATGTAATACTGGAGCGGGTTTCTGTGGGTGAAATAAATGATTAGTTTTGTTTCTTCGTTCGTGCATTGCGCATATTTAGTTTGTTTTTAGGCTTGAAGCCCTCGTTTATTCGGGGGTTTTTTGTTGGTTAAATTCTTGATTTATGGCTTCTATGCAGTCATTAATAGCGTCGGTATATGCGTATGCGTAAACTTCTCCAGCTTCTTCTTTTTGCTGAATAGTTAGCCGTTTTGATCTAATTGCTTTTAATATTGTTTCCTTGTCCATTATTTTTTGTTGGTGTTAACTGTATAATTAATACAGTAGTTGTATAACAATTCTTAGGTTTTCTCTCTTATTGCCATGTTCATTCACCATACTATCAACATATTCTTTAGCCCCTTCTTCGCCTCTAAAATGCTCGCAGCTTCCCCAAATTCGACCAATCTTCATTTCAACAATAAACGCCCACCGTTTTTCTATGTTTTCCTTGTAATATTTTTCAGCTTCTTTCATTGTGCTAAAGCCTAATAATTCCAAAGCCCATTGATCTCCATCTTGTACTAAATCGTATTGCATCTTTTTTAATTTAACTCGTTAATATTATCTGTGTTACCTTTTTCTAAATTGTTGGTATAAACCAATAAAATCATTTGCCGCGATTCTTTTGCTTTGTTTGTATAACTAACCTTGTTAATTCATAAACCTTAAAATCACTTTTTATAGGCTCTAAAAAAACATTCTTTTCTATTTGCACAGGTGGTCTTCCATAAACTACAATACCTTCAATTTTGTCGTCAATAATTAAACCGTAGGCAAATTGAAACATCGGCTTCCTTTTAGCATAGTGCTTTTCTAAACACCACTTCATAGCTTGTTTGTATGTTATTTCTTTTACCTCCATTAAACTTCATTAAGTAAGTAATTAACAATACAATCATATTCACCTTGCATATTAGTATTGTAGTTATATTTTAAAAAAAGTTCTCTATGCTTTAATAATTCGGTGTATATTATATCATAAGCCAAGTCTTTATATTCTGTTTCTGTATTCTCAATATGATTCATAAACAATTGAGAAAATAAAAAATCTTCGTATTTCATAATTTAGTTTTTAGTTTAATAATTCGTTACCCTTTTAAAAATTCATTGTAAGCTAACCACGCAAAAATTCGATTCTTTGAACTCCTTGCATTTTCCTCATTTGGCGGCCTAAATACTGGTTTAATTTTATCGCCTGTGGTACCTGCTCTCTTTTTAACTACTAATTTTCGCGCCTCGCTAACCTCAGTATCAAAAGCCAAAAGCGTACGCTCCTTTAACTTCTTAATCTCTGGCTCTTTTAAATCTATTGTCCCTTCTTTTTGAAGTTGCAGAAATTTTTGAGAGCCGAAATCATCAACCATAACCGTTGGATCTTTTTTCTT